CTACGGATAAGCGGGCTTTCTCGACGTGTTTCACACGTCCTGTCCTTTGCGTTTCGTGCCATGCTTGGCGGATCGACCAGAACCATGCGGGGATGTAGAAGGGTTTCATTTCGCGGCTTCCAATTCCTTAAGTTGGTAAACACGAAGTGGTGGCACATCATCGCCCCAGTTAGCGATTGACGGCGCTTTAATACCAAGAGCGCGGGCGAGCGCCGCCTTGCTCCCATATTTTTCGATTGCGTCCTTTGTTTTCATTTCATCAATTTCTAATTTATTTTTAGGAATGAAAAATGGCACGCGATTTTCTTTATGTTCGTATTTCAAGGCAAGTGACATGAATTTTTCAATTTCATCGTCAATTTTAAACCATTCGCCAGAACATCTTTGGCTAGAAAATTTTTCATGAATTTCATATTCATCTTTATATGTTCCATCCATCAATCTTTCTAAGATAAGCTTTACAGGAGAATCTGTTTGAGCCTTTGTGAGCCGGTGCCTTGGCTTTTTTGAAAAGCCTATTTTGACCTTTCCAACGTCTCGCGCTGTAATAAAATATATCATTTCACCATCTCCAGCAATTGCGCCGCCTTAGCGCGGATAGCTTCCCGCACTTGTGACGCGCGCGGTTCAGTAATGGTTGCAGGCCATTGGCGCACAGCTTCATATGACACACCAGTTGCAGCGGCCAAATGTCGGATAGTTCCGAACGCTTCGATTGCCTTAGATTTATCCATTCATTTTGTCCTTTATACAGAATGTGGCTTGACAATGCCGCAAGGTGGCTTGTATGTCAATACACATAAGGAGCAAACGACATGACCGACAGCGAATTACAGGAACTGGCAAGCGAAATTCTGGCAGGCAAGACATTGCCTTTTGGGCAGTATGGCGTTTACGATAGCGCAGACTGGATCGACGGCGCGGATCAAGCGCGCGAAGGCGACTTGACCGATTTACGCCACATGGTTTCCAAGGAAGCCACATGGGACTGTTTCACGTCCAGCCGCGCCGCATCGCGCAATGATTGGACGTTCGACGAATATTGCGAAAGGATTGCAGCATGAGCGCCACAGGCTGGGCAATACGCCGCGACGCAACCGCGCTGTCAGACCCATGGATCGCCAGCAACCTTGACCACGGCGCAACGGTGTTTGGCCGTGACCGTGCAGAGGTCCGCAGCGAGATCGCCGCATATGAAGGCCAGCGCTGGTTCGACGCCCGCCGCAACGCAAACGGGAGCCGGTGAGATGTCAGTAGCATGGGAACTTTACGAAAGCGCCCAAAATCGCGCGCTCAAATACGCTGGCATGTTCGGCCAAGCAACAGGCACAGCCCGCGTTGCAATCATGGAACTGCAAGACGGCGATGTAGAACACGCAATCGCCCGACTGCAAAAGTTTCTGGACGACGCAGAGGCCGCTTTCCCGCCGATTACACTGGAGAAGGCAGCATGAGTACACTTTACCCCTGCCTACGCGCCGAAATTGCTGGCGGCACATTCATTCACGAAACTTGGGATGATTGCGTCAATGCTAGACTGATCGCGCTGGTTGATAGCTCTTACACCGCTGAAATGTTTTGCAGAATGCTGGCTGAGAAATGCTCACCAGAAGATGGCCGCTCTTGGATCATCACCAACGCGACTGGTGGCAATCAAGAACGCTGGAACCGTAAGCGTGTGGACGCCGAGCGCGCCAAGGCAGGTGCCGCATGAACACCCTTCGCACCATCGCCCACATTTATCGCCAAGACCCGCGCGACTTCTGGACATGCCTAGCGGTTGTCCCTGCCGCCGTCGTCTTTTGGACCGCTCTTTTTTGGATTGTAGCAGGATGACAAAAAAATACGAATTTACCGGCGAAACCAAGCAGTTTATAGGCCGCACACTTCACCAAATCCGTGCGCTTGTCGAGATTGCAGCGTTTGGCGTGGCAGTTGGCGACGTTGGCGGATGGATCGAGAAAGAGGAAAATCTTTCTCAGGTGTCCGGCAAACTAGCCAGCACTTCCTCAGCATGGCGCACCGTGGCGGCAAAATACATGATCCCGCCTGCACGATCCCGCGCCTTGTCAATAACGTCTGAAACAATTGCAGCGGTCTTGCGGCCATGCCCGACAAAAGCCCGCTCTACCGTATCGGGATTAAACGTCCCGTTGGGCAGTAGCTCAATCCCGCTGGTATCATACGCCTCAGCATTAATCGCACCGATGGTCATAGGCGTAATAAAGCCTTGATCCAACATCTCGCGCGCGCTCACACGATAGACGCACTTCATGAAATACGGGTTTTTGGTTACATCATCGCCATTGATCCGCGCATTCCCGTTTTCATCATCAGGCCAAGCCAGAAACACGTAACCACTGCCGAGCCGGAACGGCGTTCCCGACAATCCCAAAACACGCAAGTTGGGGTTGGCTTCGCGCATGGCGTCAATAATGCTTTTAATGGTGGGCGTTATCCCGTGGCATTCGTCGACAATAACCGCGCAAAACCCTTCGTCGCCCTGTCTGCAAAACCGGCTGATAGCGTTCTTAACTGTCAATGGCGTGCCAAAGACGACAACGTGGCGCGTAGACTTTGCCCCGGCGCTGGCGCTGAATATGCTGGCATACTCGCCGGTCAAAAGATATTTTTCGTGGTTCTGCTTTACCAACTCAGCACTAGGCGCAAGGCATAGCACGCGCTTCCTGCTTATCTTGTGCAGGGCATTGGCGACATAAGCTATCATGAACGACTTGCCTGCCGCCGGGGCTGCATCGATCAAGCATGGATCAACCGAACGGCGCATCCATTTGAGCGATGCCTCGCAAGCCTTTTGTTGATATGGGCGTAGCTGCATTAGCGCACCTGCCAGAACGATGACGCCTTGCCGCGATATGGCTCTAGATCGGCTTTCGGACAAAGCGCCTTGATGGCCTTGGCATAACTGATTGCGCCTTCCCGCTTCGTCATGGTCAGCTTACGACCCGCTAGAAGTGCGTTCTTTTCGCCTGCCATCTTCACCATATCGGCAAGCAGGTCTTTCTTGCGCTCTGCCAATTGCTCCAGGCGTTCGTTCAAATCATCCCATTCGGCAACCATCTTGCGCGCTTCAGGCGTGTCAATCTCGATACGCTTAGGCGCGCGATGATCATCTGCGTTATTGGTAACCTCGTCCAGATACTCGGCATGGAATTGCCGCAGGATTGGCAAATGCCGGTCAATCCATGATTGATCATATGCAACGCGGTGCAAACTGGTGCCGTGGCTTGTCCACTGCCAAAAGTGGCAATGCGCCGTCTTGGTGACAAACATCTGCACTTGCATTTGTGCGACGTAATGCGGTTGCTCCGCCGGTGACTTGAAAATAGGCGATGGATCGTTCCTAAGCCCGAATGGACACTTAACCTCGATCAGCCCGCCGTCGCTTACGTAACCGTCAGGTGACGCGCCTAGCCAATCCTCGTGCATTACAAAATATGCGGACTTGACGCGCAATTCGGTTGCCATCTGAAATTCAGCAATGGCAAGACTTTCGTGCGCGTTACCATGCTCCGTAGCAATGTTGCCGGTAAATTCGGACGGTTCACCAATCGCGGCGCGCACCATAGAACGCATTGCATCGGCGCGCGTCATGTATGGCGACAAGCCAAGGATTGCGCCGACAATCGAGCCAGTCACACGGCCTTTGCGCTTTTCAAACCATGCGGGCGTTCTCTGCTGGGCTTCGTCGGTCATAGCATTTCCTTTTGTAATATGGGGCAGACTTTACCCGGCCTGCCAGCGGTGGATTATTGAGACAGATCAGAAGGGCACATCATCGTCCAGATCATCAAATGCGCTTTTTGCCGGTTCGGCTTTCCTTGCCGGAGCCTCGGCCATTGAGACCCCCTTTGCTTTAGGCGATACAGCTGCAATCCAGTTGCCGCTATTCATCGTGCCGTCGCTGCCCTTCATTTCCCAAACCATGCACTTGATGATCATAGGCCGGTTTGTCAGCGCCAAGGCAAGGTCATCATCGCTTGGCCGTCCGGCTTTCTTGGACAACTTGCCCCCGCAATTGGCATCAATGGCCGCAAGCATCTTCTTGGCCTTGTCGCGCTTCTTGGCGGCCTTGTCGGCGTCCTTTGCGTTCGGGTCATCATCCGTTACCCAAAGCTTTTGGAATACCTTGCGATTGGCATATTCAGCCGGTTCCATCACAGACCAGCGCAACGAAATAAATTCGGCATCGCGGTCCCGCGTTTCCTGCCACTTGGCCTCATCAATAATAGCCAAGACGCTTGAACCGTCAGGAATAGGCGCAAGATTGCCGCTTTCCTGTTCATATTCCTTTTCGCCGGTTGCTGCGCTTTCTCCGTCGCTCAAATCCCAAAATGACATGCTCAATTCCCTTCGTTAAAATCGGATGGATCAATATCAGCGTCGTCCGCATCCAGCGTTTCCGGCGTTTCCGGCTCTGGTTGCGCCACTGGCTTCTTTTTCGCCGCAGCCCGCTTGGCCTTCATGAATGCCAGCAACGGGTTTTTCCCCGGCTCAAGGTCGAGAGGTTCCGTAATGCCGTAACCGTTCTTTGAAACGCTTGCCGCTGTGGCGTAGCAGATCAATTCACGATCACCGTTGCTGATAACCTTCTTGCGTTCGCCATCGTCACCACGCAGCGCGCTTGACAGCTTCACAAAGCCCACAAGGTCAACATCGTCCACAT